AAGATAAAGAAGCAGGAGCTAAATATCATTTATTACAATACACAATGAAAATTTTGCTAAATAGTTTGTATGGTGCAACTGCATTACCTAGTTTTAGATATGGCAATGTTAATTTATCAAAAGCCATTACATTATCAGGACAAAGAATTATTCAAGAATCAGCTTTAATAGCAAATAAAAAAATGAACGAGGAGATAAAAAATGTTAAGTAAACAATCAATTAGAAAAGAGCATATTATACTTTTAAATAGAGTAAAAATGTCAAAAGATGAAATTATAGAAATATCTAAAGATTTTACAGAAACTGAAGAACAACGTTTTAGAAAAATGCTACAGCAAGGTGGTAAAATTTCTATTCAAGGTAAGAAATTTGAAATAGTAAAGGATTTAAAAGACTATGCTAGAAATAGTAAAGGTGAATATGAGGCAGCAGCTAAACCTCATAGAAAAGAAGATTGGGAATGAAGCATTTAGAAGATACACCTTGGTGGATTTGTGATCCTGAAGATACTAACTATTGTGCTTACGTAGACACAGATAGTAACTATTTTCATGCTGAACCTTTATTAAGACACAGATTTTCTAATTTTGATGAAATGTCTGATAAGGAAAAAGACACTGAACTAGAAAATATAGCTTTAGAATATCAAGATATTATTACAGATCATTATAATAATGTAGCTAAAGATGTTTTCAATATAAATCAATTTGAATGGTTTGATAAGCCACATTGGTTAGAAATGAAAACTGAATGTGTAATCAGATCAGCCTATTTTAGGGCAACTAGAAGATATGCACAGTGGATTACTAAACAAGAAGGTGTTGAAAAAGAAACACTTGATATTAAAGGTCTAGAATTTCAAAAATCAAATTTCCCACCTATATTAGGTAAATTTTTTAATGATGCTTTAGTAGATGTTTTAAAAGGTACTAAACAAGAAGAAATAGATGCTAGGGTAAAAACATTTAAAAAACAAATATTAGATGGAACTATACCATTAACTGATCTAGGTAACCCAACCTCAGTTAAACAAATAGGTAAACATCAAGGTAAACCAGCTAGAGTAGGAGAAATGTTATCAACATTTAATCATGTAGAAAATAAAGCAGGTAGGAAATTAGGTGCCCCTGCAGCAGTTAAAGCAGCTATTAGATATAATGATTTACTTAGATTTTGGAAATTAGATACTAAACATGAACTAATTACTAATGGTACTAAAATTAAATGGATATATTTAAAACCAAATCCATACCATATTGAAGAAATAGCATTCCTTAATTATGATATGCCCGAAAAAATTAATACATTCATTGAACAATACGCTGATAGAAAAAAAGTATTTGAAAGTATTTTATTAAATAAATTAGAAGGATTCTATGGTGATTTAGAATGGAATCTTAATTTAAACCCTTACATTAACCAATTTTTTGACTTATGATATCAAAATCTTTATTACAATCAATAATAGCTAAATACCATTTAGGTGAAATAGAACAAATTAAATGGGAAATTGAAAATAAAAAATTAAATATTAACTTCTTAGCCCCATCAAATATGGTACTAGGATCAGTTAAATGCAATGATTTTCAAATGGAAGATGCTAATTTAGCAATATATAATACAAAAAAATTAGCTAATTTAATTTCAATTTGTAATGGTGATTTAATGTTAGATCTAGAAAGGCAAATGGAGATTATCACTAAATTAAAAATAGCAGATTTAAACTTTAATTTGGAATATGCCTTATCTGATCCACTATTAATTAAAAAAGTAGGCACAGCCAAAGCTGTAGATGGTTGGTATGTTGAATTACAATTAAGTAGTGAAGAAATAGGCAATATATTAAAAGCTAAAAGTGCAATGTCAGAGGTAGAACAATTTTTAGTTACTACCACAAAAGATTTAGATAAACAAGATGTATGTGAACTTATATTTGGAGATGAAATAGGTCACAACAATAAAATAACATACCAATTAAAGGGTGTTATAAACAAAGAGCATATGAAAATTAAATATAACTCTAATATGTTAAAGACTATATTAAACGCAAATAAAGATATGGATGAAGGTACATTCAAAATATCAAATGCAGGTTTAATGTATTTACATTTTACAGATGGTGTTATAGAAAGTGAATATTACATGGTTCCTACGGAGGATGGTATTATTTCTTAATTTTTATATATTTATAAATGCAAACTTAGGATGCACAAACAGCTTACCAAAATGGGAGCTTAGTAATTTAATAACAGGGTAGTTTAAACACCCACAAAACTAAATGATATGAGTACATTATTTCACGAGCGAACAAAGTTCGACATTTTATTTAAAAATTTCTTCAATACTGAAGGAAACTTTCAACCAACAACATTCGAAAATAAACAACCCCACCCCCTAGATATATTCTATGATGAAGATGGTCTCAATTTTGAGATTGCCTGTACAGGTTTAACCAAAAAAGATATACAATTAAAAATTGATGGAGATCAATTAACTATATCTTATGATAAACCATCAGAAGAAGAATCATATGAGGGTTATATCTATAAAGGATTAGCTAAAAGGTCTTTTAAACTAGGATATAAAATAGCAGCTAAATTTGATTTATCAAAAATAGAAGCTTTAATGGAAAATGGTTTACTCCATTTATACATCCCAACATCAGAAGACAAAAAATCAAAAATAGTAACAATAAAATAAAGAAAACCGCATCCTAGGTTTGCTTATTAAATTATTTTTATTATATTCACCACAAACATTTAAATTAAACACGTTATGGAATTAGAAGCATTATTTGATGCAGTTATAGTTAAACCTCAAGAAGAGGAAGAAACTACATATGGTTCAATTGTAGTACCTGATTTAGGTAAAGACAGAAATGAACATGGAACAATAGTAGCAGTTGGCCCTGGAAAAGAAACAGTTACTGGAACTTTTATTAAAACTACTGTAAAAGTAGGGGATTTAGTAATTTTACCTACAATGGGCTTTACAAAATTGCAACATAAAGGAGATGAGTATTACATCGGAGCTGAAAATCAAATATTAGCTAGGGTAAATGATACAACATCTATAGAAGAAGTTTTAGAACAAACAGAGATCTCAAATGAAGATCATGATGCCTTAAAATCAATAGACTAAAAAAATGAGTAAAATTATAGAATTCGGACCTGATGCTAGACAGAAGCTAGTAGCAGGAATTGATCAAATGGCAGATGCCGTTGTATCAACATTAGGACCCAATGGTAGAAATGTAGTAATTTCAAAACCAGGTCAATCACCACAATCAACTAAAGACGGTGTAACAGTAGCAAAAAGTATTTCACTAGAAGATCCAACTGAAGAGTTAGGTGTTCAAATGCTTAAACAAGCAGCTATTAAAACAGCAGATAAAGCAGGAGATGGTACAACTACTTCTACTTTATTAGCTAGAGAAATGGTTAAAGCTGGTTTAAATCATTTAGATAATGGAGCCAATGCTGTTGATATTAAAAGAGGAATTGACCATGCTGTAGAGCAAGTTATCCACCATTTAACCCCATTTCAACAGGATATTTCATCCCAAGAACAACTAGAACAAGTAGCTACAATCTCAGCTAATAATGATAAAACTGTAGGTAAGCTTATTTCTCAAGCTATGGAAAAAGTAGGTAGAGAAGGTGTTGTGCATATTGAAGAATCTAAAACAGGTGAAACTTATTTAGAAACCGTTGAAGGAATGCAATTTAACAGAGGTTATAAATCACCTTATTTTGTTACAAACAATAATACAATGACATCTACTCTAAATGATGCTTATGTGTTAATAGCAGATCATAACTTTACATCCGTAAAAGAATTACTTCCAATATTAGAAAGTGTTTCAAATACTAATAAATCACTTTTAATTATTGCTAAAGACATAGACAATGAAGCATTAGCTACTCTTATTGTTAATAAAATGAGAGGTACATTAAAGGTATGTGCTGTTAAAGCTCCTGAATTTGGAGACAGACAAAAACTAGTTTTAGAAGATATAGCTGTTTTAACTGGGGGTCAAGTATTTAGTAAAGAAAAAGGTATGAAACTTGACAAATTTAGTTGGGAGTGGTTTGGTGAAGCTAGAGTAGCTACTATAAGTAAAGAAAAAACTACCATAGTAGATGGAAAAGGTTCAGAAGAAACAATTACGGCTAGAGTAGAAGAATTAGCTCAACAAATTGAAGATGCTCAAACACCATTTGAAATGGAAAGATTACAGGATAGAATGTCTAAATTTGTAGGTGGAGTAGCAATTGTTCATGTAGGTGGAAATACTGAAACTGAAATGAATGAAAGAAAAGATAGAGTAGATGATGCTCTAAATGCTACAAAAGCAGCAATTGAAGAAGGTATCTTACCAGGGGGTGGAGTTGCATTAGTAAGAGCTACACAATTTGTAGAATCAAATGGAAATGATGATTTTGAATTTGGAGTAGAAATTGTTAAAACAGCATGTAAAAAACCATTCGAACAAATACTATCAAATGCAGGATATAATTCAACATCAATAAATTCTCTTACAAAAGAATTAGGTGGGGATGATTGGACTGGATATGATATTAAACAAGACAAAATGGTAGACTTTAAAGAAGCAGGTATTATTGATCCATTTAAAGTTACTAGAAGTGCACTACAAAATGCTTCATCTATAGCAGGTACTATTTTACTTACAGAAGCAACTGTTGTAGAAAAACCAACAGAAAATAAACAACCAGAAATAGACCCAGCTATGATGGGTATGATGTAATATGAAAACAAAGGTTATAGAAAGAAATGAGGTTATAGCAACAAGAGTACCACCTGGAGACAGGTGGTCTTTAGTTGATGATTCTAAAAAGGTTATTCATAAAAGTTTAACAGATACTTTGGAGGCTTACCTAATGAGTACTAGCTTTAAGGGTGAATATAGGTTAGCTCCTTTAGATGGCAAATTATATGCTATTAAATCATCTGAAGAAGAAATAAGACCTGAACCTGTTAAAAAATATAACATATATGGTGATGAGTACTAAAGAGCATTCACTTTTAGTTGAAAAATATAGGTCAAAAGACCTAACAGAGTATGTAGGAAATGAACATATCAAAACCCAAATACAAAAATACTTAGATCAAGATGATATTCAAAACTTTATATTTTACGGTCCTGCGGGAACTGGAAAAACTACTCTTGCTAAGATTATTGTTAATAATCTGGAATGTGATTACTTATACATTAATGCTTCTGATGAACGTGGTATTGAAACTATTAGGGATAAAGTTACCTCCTTCTCAAGCACTGCTTCGTTTAAAAAGATTAAAGTTGTCATCCTTGATGAGGCGGACTTTCTCACCATCCAAGCACAAGCATCTTTAAGAAATACAATAGAAACATTTTCAAGAACAACACGTTTTATCCTTACTTGTAATTTTGTAGAAAGAATAATAGATCCGCTTCAATCAAGATGCCAAGTACTAAAAATAGTACCACCAAGCAAGAAAGAGGTAGCAAAACATTTAAGTGAAATACTAAATAAGGAACAAACAAAGTTCGAAATTGAAGCCCTTGTTAACATAGTTAACCAACATCATCCGGATATACGAAAGATGCTAAATATTATTCAGCTATCAACTAAGGATAATGAGTTAGTAGTAGATGAATCTATTTTGGTATCAAACAATTATATACGTGAGATACTTATGGAATTAAAAAAGAAAAACACTAATTTTAGAACATTAAGACAAATCATAGCAAACTCAGGAGTTAAAGACTTTGAGGGATTATATAGAGCATTGTTTGATACCGCAGATGTTTACGCCCCGGGCAGAGAAGGAAGTGTAGCAATAATTTTGAATGAGCATCAATATCATTCTAACTTTCGTATTGACAAGGAAGTCAATATAGCAAGTGCATTAGCAAAAATAATTGAAATAAAAAAACCACAAGTGATATGAATAATCCACAACAACAAAAAATGAATATTGATTTTAAAAATACAACTATGATCGAAGGATTCGATGGTGGGCACCTATTTGGTCAAGCGTTTGTATTAAGAAAAGTATCAAAATTTGTAGCAGGAACAGATGAGGATGCAATGCTTCCAATACCTGTATTTTATGATTTAGATACAAAGAAAATAATAGCTGATTCTTTACCTAAAGAAATTAGAGAGGATTATAAAGATATTACATTATGATATATGTAGGAATTACAACATTAATAGGAATAGTTTTAGTAGGAATCTGGGTATATCAAGGTGAAAAAGAACGAAAAAGACAAGATTAAGAATATTTTTGACTGGTTACAACATATAACGTTGTATAAGACACCTGCTTCGGAATTTACGGATAACGACTGGGAAAAATTTAATTCATATATGGTGCATAGATTTGTTAGTATGCACGTATATTACGTTGAAATCGCAGATTACGCGCAAAGTATGTTACCAACTATGAAAAAACCAATATATAATTTTTATAAAGAAATGTTACCTAAAAAGAAAGTCTGGCTACAATATATAAAGTCAAAAACAGAAAATATTAATAAAGATTTAGTAGAAGACATAGCAAAATATTATGAAGTTGGAGCAGCAGATGCTACTTCGTATATTGCAGTAATGACTAAAGAAGAAATACCTATTATATTAAGTGAAATGGGTAAGGATAAAAAAGAAATTAAAAAATTACTAAAATGAGCAGGTTAGAAGAATTACTTTATAGTGCTGAAGAACATGGTAAACGACAACAAATGTTTGAAGAAATATCAAAAGTAAGAGATCAAAACCCTAAATTTAATTTAGAACAGCAATACGAACAAGCATATCAAAATGTAATGAAAACATGAAAAAAAGTAAAATTATACAAGCATTAACGGCACAAGCAAATGCTGATAAAGCAAAAGCCATGATGGCACTAGATTTATTAGAAAACCAGGCAGTAGGAATTGGTGATCACACAGTAAATGATTTTATGAAAGATGCTACTGAAGCCTTAGAATTATTAACTGATGCAGATGATAGATTAGAAACATTAAATAAATATTGGGGTGAACAACCTTTACCTTTTTAATATGGATAAAGAAGAATTAATAAAAGAATTAGAAGAATCAGATCACATAGTGGCTCATTTTGAAAAAGAATACCCTGAATTATCTCAGGAATTTAAAATAATCCAGGATGAAATGTATAGAATGTTTGCTGCTAAACATATGGATTATGGTTTGCAAAACATTTCATTAGGAGGAGATTTAACTAAAGAAAACGATAAAAAATTTTCATTAACAGGTTTAGCTATCAGATTAACAGATAAAATTTCAAGATTAAGAAATTTACTTACTAATGGTAGAAATTTTGTTAAAGGTGAAGGAATGGAAGACACGTTTATAGACGTAGCTAATTATGGTATAATTGGTTTACTAGTAGGACGTGATAAGTGGAAAAAATAAATGGCTAAAACACCTGCTATAGTAAAGGAGATACAATTATCACCTAAAAGGGAATTAGATTATTCTTACCAAAAAAATATTTCGTATTCACAATATACAATGTGGAAGAAATGTCCTAAACAATGGGCTTTACAATATAGAGACGGTCACAAAGTATATAAACCTAGTATTCATACAGTATTTGGGAAAGCATTACATGAAGCATTTCAACATTATATTCAAACAATGTATGAAACAACTGCAGCAGCAGCTGATAGAGAAGATATCAATGAAATGCTTAAAGACCAACTTAGAGCCCATTACCAAGATGAATACAAGAAAAATAAAAACCAACATTTCTCCAGTGCAGGTGAATTAAGTGAATTTTATCAAGACGGAGAAGAAATATTAAATTATCTAAAAAAACACAGGGGTAAATATTTTTCAAAACGGGGTTGGCATTTAGTAGGAATAGAAACACCTATATTAATGCCTCCTATGAAATACAATCCTAATGTTTTATTCATGGGTTATCTAGACATTGTAATGTATAATGAAAAGCTAGATAAGTTTAAAATAATAGATATTAAAACATCTACCAATGGTTGGAAACTAAAATATGTCAAAGATGATGAAGACAAACAATTCCAACTTATACTATACAAAAAATATTTTGCAGAACAATTTGGAGTCCCAATAGAAAATATTGATATTGAGTTCTTCATTACCAGAAGGAAAGTATACGAAGAAGGAGATTTCCCCCAGAAACGATTCCAAATGTACTCTCCACCTTCAGGTAAAATAAAAACAAGTAGAGCAACTAAAGCAATAGAAGAATTTATGAGCGAATGTTTCATAGAAAATAAACACACCACAAAGGAGATGCACCCTAACCCATCAAAATGGAATTGCTCATTTTGCCCCTACAAAGAAGATAAACAGTTATGCGGGTTAGGTGCATCTTTTTAAGAATATTGATATTTATATATAAAGTTTTAACAAAATAAAAGATTATGAGTAAAAAAACAGACAAAACACTAACCAGTGTTAAAATCCAAAGTGATTTATTTCAAGATTTCAAAATAGAGTGCGTAAAACGTAAATTTTCTTTCCAGAAACTTGCTGACCGCGCTATTCATTTGTATCTTACCGATGATGAGTTTAGAAAGACAATTAACAATCACAATAACCTCGAGTTATAAAAATAAAAATACATGAATAAAGATTTTAAGTATCTTCCTAAAAATGAAAGGAAGAAAATACTTCTAATATGTGATGATATTAGAGTACACTCAGGAATAGCTACAGTTGCTAAAGAAATAGTAACTCACACGGCTCAACATTTTAACTGGGCCCAAATAGCAGGAGCAATAAAACACCCAGATAAAGGTAAAATATTTGATTTATCCAATGAGATAAACAAACATACAGGGCTAGAAGATTCTGATGTAAAATTATACCCTATAGATGGTTACGGTGATAATAGTGTAGTAAGACAATTAATTAAAATTGAAAAACCTGATGCTATTATGTTAATTACAGACCCAAGATATTTTATGTGGTT